GAGAAGGGCGTTCCGCTCAACTCCAGCGTTATCGATATTGCCAAAAAAGAGTTTGCTCAGACATGGGGCAAGCGCATGGCCACAAATAAATCACATCACTGCTGCAAACACGCGGCATAGACAAGAGTAATCACCCATGACAATGCAGGTTAACGTCACCACAAAGGTGAACAGCCAGTCTATTCGCCGTGAAACGTATAACGGGCGCGAACATCTTGTTCTCCCCAGCTATACGCTGCCGGCGAACGTAGTAATGAACGGTGGTCTTTACCCCGCATCTGAAATCGACGCGCACTATCAGGGGCTGGAAGGCACTCTGGCACCATTGGGCCACCCAACGGTCAACGGCCAGTTTGTATCAGCTTTCTCGCCTGAGGGAATCAACGTAGGCCACATCGGCGCATGGAACCGCAACGTGAAGAAATCCGGCAATCGGGTTTATGCGGAGAAATGGGTTGATGTTCAGGTTGCCAATCAGAGTGAGGGTGGGCGTGAACTTCTGGAGCGCGTTGCAGCGATTGAGCGCGGCGATGATGTGCCGCCTATCCATACCAGCGTTGCAGTATTTCTCGACCAGCTTGAGGCAAGCGAGCAACAGAAGGCTCAGGGCATTGAATGGGTTGCCAAAATCAACGCAATGGACCATGACGCCATCCTCCTTCATGAAGTCGGTGCGGCACAGCCAGAGCAGGGCGTTGGTCTGATGGTTAACGCTGACCAGGCAAAGTCCATCAAAACCAACTCTGGCGCACTGGTAGGCGAGTCCTACCGCGAACGTGAACGCCGCCTTGAGAAAGCTGCCCGCGACAAATTTGCGACCGGGCCTGACGATTACGCATGGATTGCTGACTTTACCGATTCACAGGCGATTGTCATCCGTAACGGCGGCGATGCGCAGGTGTACGGGTATACCAGCGATGGCGGGCAGATCGCCTTTGACGACACAGGCACCAAAGTGGCGCGCCAGGAGTCATGGGTCGCAATTGTAGCCAACAAATTTAAATCTCTTTTCACACCGCAGGATGCTCCTGCAACAAACCACAAAACGGAGGGCGACATGCCTTTAACCAAAGAAGAACTGGAACAAATCGGCAGCATGATTGGTGAGGCTGTGGCTACCAATACGGAGAAGGCAATTAAGCCGCTTTCCGAGAAGGTTGAAGCGCTACAGGCCAACCAGGAAAAGCTGACAGAAACCCTGACCGCCAACTCTCGCGCTGAAGAACAGACCAAGCGCGCCGCTGTAGCTGCTAAGCATGGCGAAGTCGTTGCCAATGCCCTGTCAGGCGAAGCCCTCGACGCAATGTTCAAATCTCTGGGCGAAGCTGCTCCGCTGGGTACCAACTCTGCACAGAACCAGGCAGAAACCGGCGCGCCTTCAGTAGCTGAATACTTCAAATAAGGAGCCGGAATAATGTCACGTTATCGTCGCGTTAATATCGACGGGAAATCGCTCTACAAGACCGAAACCCGCATCGCCGCAGCCGCACTTCTTCCGGGAACTGCAGCAGTTATCAATGCTGATGGTGAATTTGCTCAGGCAACCGCAATGAGTGGCCGCCTGTACATCATCGACTGTGCATATCATCAAGGGCTTGGTATCCGTGATGCCGTTCCTGCCGGTGATTCTGCAGTAGGTAACTACGTTGAAGAAGGGCGCGAACTGGCGCTGCTGTGCGCGCCTGGTGCGTACAAAAAAGACAGCCCGATCAAACTTGGCACGGACGGTCAGTTCACTCTGGCAACTGATGATACCGATTCGGTGATCGGCTACAGCCAGGATGAGTACACCATCGCGGCAAGCTCTACTGATTTCATTCGCGTGCGTATGCGCGTCGGCACCGTCGCAGCAGCGCCTGCAGCATAAGAAGGAAAAAATATGTATTTCTCTAAAGATACTCTGGCCGCTAACTCCCGCCTGGGTGGCCACTGGAATGAGCTGTGGGCTAACCGAAATATGTGGAATGCCAACCACAACGCCATGATTGCCGCAAACCGCGCTCACATGACTCAGGAGTGGCTGGCAGTGAACGCAGTGGGTGGTTTCACTCGCGATTTCTGGGCTGAAATCGACCGCCAGGTTCTGCAGTTGCGTGATCAGGAAGTTGGCATGGAAATCGTCAACGACCTGATTGGCGTGCAGACCGTGCTGCCGGTTGGTAAGACTGCCAAGCTCTACAGCGTTGTTGGTGATATTGCTGATGACGTATCAGTAAGCATTGATGGTCAGGCACCGTTTTCCTTTGACCATACTGAATACGCAAGCGACGGCGACCCGATTCCGGTATTTACCGCAGGTTACGGTGTTAACTGGCGTCATGCTGCAGGTCTGAACTCTGTCGGTATCGACCTGGTGCTGGATTCGCAGATGGCGAAGATGCGCAAGTTTAACCAGAAGCGCGTTAACTACTATCTGAATGGTGATCCGAACATTCAGGTGCAGTCTTACCCAGCACAGGGCATCAAAAATCATCGCAATACCAAGAAAATCAACCTCGGCTCTGGCGCAGGTGGCGCAAACATCGATCTGACCACCGCAGATATGGCCGCGCTGTTCACTTTCTTCGGCAAAGGCGCTTTCGGCACTTTGGCCCGCGCAAACAAAGTTGCGACCTATGATGTGATGTGGGTCTCACCTGAAATTTGGGCCAACCTGGCACAGCCGTATGTGGTGAATGGCGTCGTGAGTGGAAACGTGCTGAACGCTGTTCTGCCTTTCGCTCCGGTTCGCGAAATCCGTCCGACATTCGCGCTAAGCGGTAACGAATTTATCGCCTACGTTCGCCGTCAGGATGTTATCTCCCCGCTGGTAGGTATGGCTGTTGGCGTTGTTCCTCTGCCTCGCCCGCTTCCGAACGTTAACTACAACTTCCAGATTATGTCTGCTGAAGGTCTGCAAATTACGGCAGATGAGCAGGGGCTGTCTGGTGTGGTCTACGGTGCAAATCTGGCATAAGGGGTAGATTGTGGCTGATAAATACGAAGTAACTAAGCCGTGGCATGGCGTCTCTTTGGGCGATGTGGTTGAACTGGAAAACCTGCACCCTTCGTTGAAATCTCATGTCCGCAAGCTTTCCGGCAAGGCATCAGCAGAGCTGACTCCGGCAACCCCTGATGCATCCACCGATAAGCAGGCCCGCAAGCAGGCTATCACCAAGCGCCTTGATGATCTGGGCATTGAGTACAAAGGCAATATGGGCGTCGACAAGCTCGCAGACCTTCTGCCAGAGGGCGAGCTGGATAAGCTTTTCCCTGCTGAGTAACAGCCGCCGTGATGGCGGTTTTTTTATGCCCTCTGCGGAGGGCTATATCTGAGGTCAGCATGATAACCACAGCACAGGCGAAGGAATACCTATCGTCGGTCGGCATCACGCTGCCCGACTTTATTCTTGACGCGCTGATTGAGCAGGTGAACAGCATTCAGGAATGCCTTGATGCTCATTACCCACCTGCGACAGCGCTGCTAATTCAGATGTATTTGTTAGGACTGATGGGGCTGGGGCAGGGCGATCGCTATATCAGCTCTCAGACAGCCCCGTCAGGTGCCTCAAGGTCGTTTCGATATCAGTCGTTTGCGGATCGGTGGTCAGGCTCTCTGTCCTTACTGCGAGGGCTTGATAAGTATGGCTGTGCAACCTCGCTGATTCCCCCAGACCCCAGCAATAAGGCTTTTGCAGGAATCTGGATAGGGAAAGGTGGATGCATGTGTAACGGTGAACGCTAATGACGTGGATATCCGTTAAAAATCGACTCCCGCGGTCATTCGAGCGCGTATGGGTACTTACTGACACAGGTCGGCAGACAACCGGATACGTTAAATCGGATGGGGAGTGGTTTATCAACTGCCCGCGCATCCGGGAGAGTGGTGCGAAGGTGCTGCGCTGGAGGGAATAAGAATGTCAGAGTTGGCCCGCTGGTCATACACCGGCAAAGCGACGTTCTGGAAGCGACTGGAAGGCCAGAATGACTATGGTGATCCGTTGGGTTTCGCAGCTCCGGTGGTCATCGATTGCGGCTATGAAGGTGGGTTGAGCAAACGGCTCGGCGACATAGGCGCTGAGCGGGTTGTTAAAAACACGTTCTGGACTGAGTACGCCCTGGCGGACACCGGCGATTACATACTGATTGGCATATCCACCGAACCCGATCCGCTGGTGGCAGGCGCAGATGAAGTGATGCAAGCGGTGCGGTTTGAAGACACCTTCGACCGTCTTGTTGATGACTGGGCCATTATCACAGGGGCATAGCGTGGGCGTAAAAGTTAATGGTATTCCTCAGGTCGTCATGAAGTTGAATAAATTCGTGAAGAACACTGATAAAAAGGCCATCCGCGCGATTTATATGGCGCTCGATGTGGTTGCCGCTGACGCAGCGCTAATGGCGCCAATCGACACCTCCAATCTCGTTAACTCCCAGTTTAAGGATGTGGACTTGAGCGGCGTCCGCATTACCGGAAAGATCGGTTACTCGGCTGCATATGCGCTCTACGTCCACAACGCATCCGGCAAGCTTAAGGGCAAGCCGCGTGCCCACTTCGGTAAAACCAGCAACCGTTCCGCTGTGGGACCGCAGAAACCGAAAGAGTTTGGCGGCGGTACCGGGCAAGGCAACTACTGGGACCCGGGCGGCGAACCTCAGTTCCTGGTAAAAGCGATGAACAACAACAAAGAGATCATTAATGACATCTTCAGCAAGGAGCTTAAGCCATGAAGCCACCAATGTACGAAAGGGTGAAAAACATGCTCACCAGTGCAGGCCTGACGGATGGCTATAAGGTGCAGATGCTTCTTTTTGTCGATAGCGGAAAGCCTGCCGAAGCCTTTCTTGTTTTTCGTCCTGCCGGGGGCACGACAATTCGCGATGACCTGGCGTCGGATTACTACGTCGAGGCGCTGCTGATAGGCGCAAAAGAAAATCTTCGGGCGGCAACCGGGCGGATGCTTGAAATCATCGACTACGTTCAAGGCAACCCCACCGCTGACGAGTGCGTGAACTACATCGAGTGCATGGGAATCCCATCACCGACACTGTCCGCTGAGGGTCGGCCGATATTCACGATTCGCTTTCGCTGCGTTTACGGCGATTAAACTTTTCCCAACCAACAGGCTGCCATCAGGCGGCCTTTTTTATTTGAGAGGTAACACATGCAAGGCTGTGCTAATGACTTTGGCAAGCTGATCGGGAAAGTAGCTGTGCTCCGCATGGCCTTAGGCTGCCCCGACACTGTGCCAGCGCTTTCGGAATGGAAGCGTCTCGGCGCTATGACGACAAAGGGTTTCGACTACTCAATGAACACCGTCACTTCGGAAGCGGATGATTCAAAAGGGCTGGTAGAGAACCTCGTCAATAACATGGACTTTACTATTTCTGGCGATGGTGAGTTCCGTAAAAAGGATAAGGGTAGTGAATTTGGCGCCATTCGCATGGCGAAGTACATTTTCGACGAAGTGCAGGCTGGCCGACAGCCAACCGTCTGGGTGCGTTTCGATTTCGCAGGCGAAGATGCAGGCACTTACATCATGGGGTATTTCAACACCACTTCATGGTCAGGTGACTTTGGCACCAGCGATATTTCCACCTATTCCGGTGAGTGGAAGGTTTACGACGCAGATACCGTGGTGTTTAACATCGCCGATCCAATCGCCGCAACTGGCGTAAGCGTGACCCCTGCTACTGCCTCGCTGGTGGAAGGGTCAACGCAACAGCTCAGCGCCATGATTGCACCGAACGATGCCACCAACAAATCGGTAACCTGGGAAAGTTCCGCTCCGGCTATCGCGACGGTCAGCACCACAGGCCTGGTTACAGCAGTCAGCGAGGGTACGGCAACAATCACCGCCACCACCGCTGACGGCGGCTTTACTGACACCTGTGCAGTAACAGTGACCGAAGCCCCGTAAACAGTACAAAAGGCACCGAATGGTGCCTTTGATAGTGCTTATGGAGATGTCAGATGATTCCTTTAACAGACCTGGGCGAAGTGGTGCTGAGTGACCGCGATGAGCGGGGGAATGACTATCTTCTCCGGCCCTCGTTCGCTGCTATGACGCGCATCGGAACCGGGGAAGAGATAGTTCGCGTTTATGCCACGATTCACGGTGTGGAGGTGCAGAACCTGCTGGCTCAGTGCGCAGCGCACCTCGGCGGGATTCCCTCCTGGCTTAACCCGCAGCTCTACCGGATCGCTGATAAGGTTCTGAAAGCAGCAATGCAGGTCTTGCAGGCCTGTTGTGATGATGACCTTACGCCAATGATCGGGGAGTGGAAGGGCTGGTCACGCTATATCGTTTACCGACCGGGAAAGCTGAGCCGCAATGACATCATCGTGATTGCGCAGCATCTGATGACGCACGGGATAATTGGCAAAGCCAGGGTTCGCAAGTTGCAGCGGCATGAAACGAACGAAACCACCAAAGAATTCAATGCGGTTGAGTACATCAACGCGGCGCGAACTCACTTTGGGCTTACGGCTGAAGAAGCCGCACGGCTTACGATGACCGAATTTGCCCTGTTGCTTAACGCAAAATACCCGAACCAGAAAGGCCTTACCCGCGAAGAGTATGACCAGGTGATGGACGAAGATGAGCGTCGATGGCAGGAGATGATGGAGCGAGAAATGACCACACCTCGTTCGGCTGCATGATTTTGATTAATCATCTGCTCTGCCCATTAACTGATATGATTTAATGTATTCATTAAGGGATAGGGTAACAAAGTGAAAAGACTTGCTTCATGCGCTCTGCTGATGACGCTGCTTGCTGGTTGCAACGACAGTGACCAGGCTAAGGATCATGACAACAGCGCCAAAGCCATTGAGATATTCAAGGTCAAAGCGAGTGAGGAGAACAAAATTGCTCCATTCACATACTCTGGCCTGGCTTTTCATCCTGATGAAAATAACTCGGCAACTACTACCAGCGGGTGGGTTTGCGGCGACGCCAAAATGACTCACTCGGGTGGGACATTTGAATTTAAGGTCAGAGGTCATGTCCTTCAAAACGGAAACATTAAGCAGGTTGGTGACCTGGCCGCGTTACCAGCTGGTTCTGAGATAGAGTCGAATGACGCGCTTTATAATCGACACTGCAAATAAATAAAACAGATTTCATGCAACCCCGCTTCGGCGGGTTTTTTATTGCTCGGAGAAAATAAATGTCTGAGAACCTCGGCGGCATTGATATCACTATCTCGCTGGACACCGCGCAGCTCCTTGATGGTGCGAAAGACGTTGAAAAGGCGCTAAAGCAGATTGATTCGGCCTCGAAAACCACCGGGCAGGAGATGGCTGGTCTCGACAAGAGCACAGCTGCGACAGGTGACTCGTTTACGGAGCTTGCCGGGTATGCGAACTCAATGGACAGTTCGCTGAAAAAGCTAAATACGAACGTTACCGCCATCGCGCGGGCAATGGATGAAGCCAGAAGCGGAGCTGGTGGAGCGAGCAGCGAATTTAGCCGTGCAGAGTCCATTATCGAGGCTTTGGGCAATCAGTTGGCTGTGCTGGAAGAGGCGCAGGAAGGTTCGGCTCGTAGTGCGGCTATCCTGGCTGCTCAATTGCGCGCTGGCTCAAAAGCCACGGATGAAGAGAAGCAGCGCATCGGAGAGCTCACCGGGCGCCTTTACGATATGAAAACC